GGACCGTGCTTATGTGGAAGGCAGCCCCCAGGCGAACCTTGCCAAAAGTTCAAAACGCACGACTCCGGAAGGACGCAAAAAGACCATAGATACCGCCTTTGATGTGTGCGTAGAAAACGGTGTCGCGCTTCTGACCGATATGGCTGAATACGCAGGTTGCGCAGAAAAGACGATGCGTCGGTATATGCGTGAGTTTGAAAGAGAGTACCAAATTGTGAAGGGTGTGGTCACCCGGATCACAAATGGGCAATAACCGGGACAAAGGGACTTTTCCCTTTCGCCCCAACAGGGACAGACAAAGGGCGATTTTTGCCTATAGTCCCAAGGGAGACAAAGGCTTTATAAAGGGAACATTCTGTCCCTTACGTGTCACGTGTTGTAGGGGAAAGGCTGCAAGCCTGCCTTTCCCCCAACAACGAACACGCTGACGAATGCCTTTGTCCTCAACCCCTAGGAGGTAACACGTGGAATTTTTTATTGCTATGAACCCGCCTACTTCCACGGCACAGATGAAGAAAATCCGAGTCGTGAAAAATAGGCCGATATTATACGACCCTCCGGAAGTGAAGGAGGCAAGAAATGCGCTGTCAGCCCACCTTGCCGTTCACAAGCCGGAAAAACCGATGGTAGGCCCCGTTTTCTTGCGAGTGATATGGCTATTTCCCAAAGGCAAGTCTCACCGCAATGGCGAATGGCGGGTTACCAAGCCGGATACCGATAATCTCCAAAAACTGCTGAAGGACTGTATGACCCGATGTGGCTTTTGGAAGGACGATGCCCAGGTCGTTTGCGAGTACGTTGAGAAGCGTTGGGCGGACGATCCCTGTGGGCTGTATATTGAAGCGTCAGAATTGGAGGCTAAGAAATGAGCTATGGAATATGGCGAAATAACGAGGGCTATTCCGATCCTACTGCCGGGGCTGCTATGAGCAACATTATCCGCAAGGAACGCAGTGATCGAAGAAAAGCCATTCGTCGCCAAAACCGCAGGTTGCGAAAACAGGCTGCATACAGGCTTGATAGAAATACACCGGAAAACCCCGAAAAGGAGGCAGCACAAAATGACGGCTAAAGAGTACTTAGGGCAGGCATACCGCCTGGATCAGCGGATCAACAGCAAGCTGGAGCAAGTTCTTTCCCTCCGGGAGCTGACAACAAAGGCCACCGCCACAATGAGCGATATGCCCGGTGGTGGCAGCCGAAATGTCTATAAAATGCAGGATATTATCGGCAAGATCGTGGATCTGGAAAATGAGATCAATGCCGATATCGACAAGCTGGTGGATTTGAAGCGTGAAATGGTCACGGTTATTAAAGCAGTTACCGATCCGGAATTGCAGACTCTTTTGGAGTTGCGGTATTTGTGCTTCAAAACCTGGGAGCAGATTGCAGTTGATATGCAGTACAGCACTAGGAATATTTACAAGCTGCACGATACTGCTATCGGCGCAATCAAGATCCCCCAATAAATACCAAGGGCACTCCCGTCACTGGGAGTGCCTATTGTCGTATATATGAAAGAGAGCCGGATTGCTCCGACTCTCTTAAGTATGCATCCGCAAACGCATACCGCAATTCGTATGTAAAAAGATAGAAAAAAAGGAACCGGAGACAGGCACCGGTCCCAATAAAACCACTAGGTGGTTTTTGTTCTACGCTAATAGTATATGCGCGCGGATCCGAAAAGTCAACCCCCAATTTTAGGATAATTTGTTCAGGATCTCCGTTACAAAGCGATAAGTGCTAATTAAACCCTGCTGTTTTGCGTAATAATCCTTATGCTCCACCATTCTTTCATTGAACAGAGCTTTCACGGCATCAAGGCCCTTTTTGCGAGAAGATTCCGGGACAATCTTGCAATATACGAGCAACAGTGCCAAAAAATCGTGGGTGGTCGGGTTTTGCAACTGCTGAGTTACCTTCTCTGCCTTGTAGCTGGAAATTTTGTTGATAGTATTTCTCAGTTCATAGGAAGGAGAAATCGTGCGAGAATAGGGAGCCCGCATTTGGTTAAGCAAGCAGTTGTTATGGGCTGCTGCGTTACGGATCATCTTTATGGAATACAGATATCCCCGGCAGTCATCATCAAACTTATTCTCTGAATAAAAGAGATTGTAAAGGTCAATGAAGGGGCCGAAGGAAATGAGTTCTACGACACTCCAAATAGCCCAAGCATCTTTTCGCTTGGCGACGATTTGGTGGCAGGTGGAAGTGTTGATCTTCTGCTCAATCTCCTCCTGCAAAGTCGGCTGCATTGCAAACAGCTTGTTAACTATATCATAGCCATTTTCATCAACCATTGTGCAGTGGTTGAGCATCCGCACTTTCAAGTAATGCTCCAAATCTAAGCACATACTCAGGATGATTTTTCTGAACTCTGCATCGATTTTTGAAAGATCGACCAGATGGGCAAAATCCAAATTGATATAGCGGTTGTCCTTTTCCGGGTCCTTATATCTGTCAAAGTTATGGGCATATGCCTTCAGCTTGAAATAATAGTTATGCTCGGCAAGGAAAGTCCGCGCAGAGGTTTCTTTGTAAAGCTCGAAGGAAATACCCTTCTTTTTCATATGCTCAATTTGCTGCGGTATGGAGAGCTTCGGTGGAAGTGTAGTATGTGCGTTATCTGCCGGAATTATCTCTCCAGTAAATCTCTTTTCCAGAAAAGCCACCACCTTTCTTCTTGATATTTCTTACATATATGGTAGTGCTAATGTCGAAAATTGTCAATCACTTTATATGGTGCTATTTTTCAAATAACGGCGCTTTCCGCATAATCTGTGCAGTAAAATTCATTGTTTTTCAGTATAGCCCTGTGATATCATTATAATCGCCAAGCAAATATGGATGAGCCTCTACGAGAGCAATCTCGTAGGGGCTTTTTCTATGCCCAAACGGAGGTGATGTGTGTGGGCTATCGTAAGGTTTCCTATGTGGAACAGCTGTGGTATATCCTGCGCTACAAGCTCCGCCAGCTTTTTAGGAAGGAGGATGTCAGTGCCAAGTAAACCCAAGAGACCCTGTTCCCATCCCGGCTGTCCAAGGCTTACCAACGGCAGGTTCTGTGAGGAACACGCCAAGGCTGAGGCTAAGCGGTACGAGCAGTACGACAGAGATCCGGAGACCCGGCGTCGCTACGGACGTGTGTGGAAGCGGATACGGGACGCTTATGTACAGCAGCACCCGGTGTGTGAGCTGTGCCAACAGGACGGACGACTTGTACCGACAGAAGAGGTGCATCACAAGACCCCTCTTGCAGAAGGCGGTACACACGCACGAGAAAACTTAATTGCTCTGTGCAAAGCCTGCCACGCAAAGATCCACGCAGAGCGCGGTGATCGCTGGCACAATCGTTAGAGAGGTTTCGCTTACATTTTGGTGCGAAACCACCCCGGTAGGGGGTATCAAATCTCTACGACTAATATTTGGCACAACGGGCCTGGGGTCACGTGTGCAAATTCGCAAAAGTTTTAGGGGGAATAGGCCCCGGCACGAAATGAGGTGACACAAGTTGGGCAAAAGGGGTCCCAAACCAGGCACAGGCGGGAGACCCAAAAAGCCGATTGCAGAGAAAATTGCAGAAGGCAATCTCGGTAAGAGACCGCTGACGGTCATTGACTTCAAAGACAGCGCGGCAGATCTTGAGGGGCAACCGATGCCCGATCCACCCGAGTACCTTTCCGCTACGCAGAAAGATGGGTCCACCCTTTGTGCCGCAGAAATCTACGAGAAAGTGTGGAAATGGCTATCCGAAAGGGGCTGTGCTTCCATTGTTTCTCCGCAGCTCATTGAGCGTTATGCAATGAGTACTGCCAGATGGATTCAGTGCGAGACCGTAACAAGTGAGCTAGGCTTCCTAGCCAAGCATCCGACAACCGGTGCTGCGATCCAGTCTCCGTATGTGGCTATCGCAAACACATACTTGACCCAGGCAAATCGCCTGTGGTCGGAGATCTTCCAGTTGGTTCGGGAGAACTGCACTGGCGAATATGATGGTGCCGTCACAGAAGATCCTATGGCGCAATTACTAAAAGCAAGGAAAGGAAAGTAATATGTTCGAGAAAGTTAATCCCGCACATCCCGATAAGCTGGCAGACCGAATTGCCGGTGCCATCGTGGATATTGCATACGAAACCCAAATTGATCCCAAGGTTGCGGTAGAGGTGCTGATCGGCCACGGTGTATGCCACGCCATTGTCGAGACCTCTGCTGAGATCAACCGGGATAAGGTGGTGGCTGCCGTCCACCGCATCGCAGGCAAGCTGGAGGTCGATCTTGTTGTCGTTCCCCAGAATGTTCACCTTGCACGGAACCAGTCCGGTGCCGTCCGGTGCGGCGATAACGGCATCTTCAAGGGTATGCCTGTTACCGAGGAGCAGAAGAAGCTGGCGGGCATCGCACGAGCCATCTACGCTTTCAATCGCACCGATGGCAAGTACATCCTGGACGGTGACAGGCTCATCATCTGCCAGAGCAATGCCAAGAGCGATGAGCTGCGTTCTATCTTCCCCAATGCGGAGATCAACCCCATTGGCGACTGGACCGGTGGCACGGATGTAGATACCGGAGCTACCAACCGGAAGCTGGGCAGCGACATGGCTGACTCCGTTACTGGTGGAGGTCTGCACGGCAAGGATCTGAGTAAGGCAGATGTAAGTGTAAACATTTACGCTTGGCTGGAGGCACAGCGCACCGGCAAGCCTGTGGAACTGTGCTGCGCCATCGGCGATGAGCTGGTGGGTGGTATTCCCTACGAGGATATCGTGGAAACAGCGAGAGAGTTCATTCGCTCCCTGGGCGGTTTTGAGAAATTCGCTGAGTGGGGTCTTGTATGATCATTGAAAAGAAAAACGCAGCGGATCTGCTGCCTGCCGAGTATAATCCTCGTAAGGATCTGAAACCCGGCGACCTGGAATATGAAAAGCTGAAACGCTCCATTGAGCAGTTTGGCTATGTGGAGCCCGTGATCTGGAACAAGGCAACTGGCCGTGTGGTCGGTGGTCACCAGCGCCTTAAGGTGCTTATGGACATGGGCATCACCGAAGTGGACTGCGTGGTGGTGGATATGCCGGAGGATAAAGAAAAGGCACTCAATATTGCTCTGAATAAAATCAGCGGTGAATGGGACAAGGACAAGCTGTCTTTGCTGATCGCTGACCTCCAGGGCGTTGACTTCGATGTCTCCCTCACAGGCTTTGATCCTGCAGAGATCGACGACCTTTTCGCTGCCACCGACAAGAAGTCCGGCAAGGACGACAAGTTTGACCTGAACGCCGCCTTGGAAGCAGCCAGCTTCGTGGAGCGTGGCGATATGTGGTATGTCGGTCGGCATAAGCTCTATTGTGCTGATGCGACCTCCGAAGAAGATGTCGCCACCCTTATGGACGGCAAGCGGGCAAACCTGGTCTTGACCGATCCTCCCTATGGTGTATCTTTCAAAAGCTCCACCGGTCTTACCATCAAAAATGACAGCATCAAGGATGAGGAGTTCTATGAGTTCCTGTCCAAGTGCTTCACCAATATGGCAAACAGTCTGGAGCCCGGTGGCGTGAGCTATGTGTTCCACGCTGACACCGTAGGCCACATCTTCCGTAAAGCATTCATCGACTCCGGCTTCCACCTGCAGGGTGTGTGTATTTGGGCGAAGAATGCGCTGGTCCCCGGATACTCTGATTATCAGTGGAGACACGAGCCGATCCTCTATGGCTACCTTCCCAACGGCAAGCACGCCTGGTATTCGGATCGAAGCCAGACCACGGTTTGGAACTTCGATAAGCAGACCCAAAACAACCATCACCCCACCTCAAAGCCCATCGACCTGCTGTGCTATCCCATCGGCAATTCTTGCCGGGAGAATGCACTGGTGCTGGACACCTTCGGCGGCAGCGGTTCTACGCTGATTGCCTGTGAGCAGATGAACCGGATCTGCTATATGATGGAGCTGGACGAAAAGTACGCTTCTGTCATTCTGCGCCGGTATGTTGAGAATACCGGAAACGCAAACGATGTGTACGTGATCCGTGATGGCGTAAAGTTCACCTACGCAGAGCTGGTGAAGGAAGTGGAGAAAAAGAAATGAATAGAAAACTGACCCTGGGCAGTCTGTTTGACGGCTCCGGCGGTTTTCCCTTGGGCGGCTTGATCGCTGGTGTTACCCCTGTGTGGGCATCAGAGATCGAGCCGTTTCCTATTCGGGTGACCACCAAGCGGCTGCCCTTTATGAAGCATTACGGCGACATCTCCCAAATGGATGGCGGGAAGATTGAGCCGGTGGATATTATCACCTTCGGTTCGCCCTGCACGGATATGTCCGTTGCTGGCAAGCGCGCCGGTCTGGACGGCAAGCAGTCCGTCCTCTTCTATCAAGCCATCCGGATTATT